ACATGCGCCTGAAAGCCAACAATCCGAATGCTGGCACAGGTAAGCCAGCAACGACAGTACCGGCAAAGCCAGCCCCGGCAACGGGCAAGAAAGGCGGGAAATCATGAGTGAGCAGAAAGCTCCGTATGAGAAGCCAGCGTTGACCGTTGTTGCTCAGCGCCCCGTCAATCTGGTGCGCAACCTGCACAGCAGCGAAGGCGTGTTAGTGGCTGTGCGCTTGCCGAGTGGTGAAGACGCGCATGTGCCGTTGCATGTCCTGTTCTCGCTCTTTGCGGGCGAGATCGCGGCAAAAGTGCGCATAGAATCCGGCATCAGGGAGGCGTAGCAATGCCAGATTTTACATCAAAAGCCTGGAACGGCGCGGCGACTGAATTTCCCGATACGGGCGACGGGCGCACAGCCAATTTCTGTCGGGCCTGTCTCATCAATTTGAATACTGGCGACCCCTCTGGCTGGACACAGGATAATTGCAAGCTTCCTGTCGAGGAACCCGATGGCACGGTCAACACGAACGCACTGGCAGCGGCGGCTTCTGCTCTTGCCGGTGGGCGTGGCGGTATCAAAGCCCCGCCTGCTGCGAAGAAAGCGGCAGCAAAGAAGCTGCTCGGTCTCTATCAAGGTGCGAAAATGGACGCGCCTGATAGCCTGAAACAGTTGGCAGGCTCGTAAGGAGAAAGTTATGCATCCAGACCCTATAGAGACGCCACAATCTGACGGGAAACTGAGTGAGGCAGAGTTTCAGGGCCATATCGATACAACGCGGGAGTACATGTACTTGCTGCTAGAGACGGGCTTTCCTGTACTGGACGTGCTGAATAAGGGCTTGCAGTTCGCTTTTGCTTGCTACCATTACAGAGCCAAAAGCCAGTATGATTGGAATGCGAGCCAGCTTCATGCAGCAAAAGTTACCAGAGAGGCAGCTAAAAATCTCGGCATTGACGCTGAAGCCCAGTGCCATGCTACTCAATCATTGACAAAGCTATAAGCAAGAGGTTATACTATGCGCAGAAAGCATTTCTGGTTGCTCGGCCCGGACACGGGCGGGGGCAACTCCACTGCCACTGATCCCCAGGCGGGTGAAGGCGGCAACGCACCTCAGCCCCAGGCGGGCAATACAACCTCTGGTGAACCCCAGGCGGGTGAACCGCAATCAAAACCGCAAAAAAGCGCCGACGACTATGAGCGCATCATTGCCGATCTCCGCAAAGAGAACGCCAGTCATCGCACGAAGCTGAAGTCTTTTGAGGACGCGGAAAAGCAGCGCCAGGAAGCCGAACTCTCCGAAAAGGAAAAGCTGGAAAAGCGACTGGCCGAGGCACAGCGCGAGCGCGAGCAGACGCTGACGCGGGCGCAGGAGCGCATTACCGCGAGCGAAATTCGCGCCGCCGCCGCCGATCTCGGTTTTGCCGACCCGCAAGACGCGGCACGGCTACTAGATCGCTCAGAACTCGAATTCGACGAGGACGGCACACCGAAGAACGCGCACGCTCTCTTAGAGAAGCTGGCAAAAGCGAAACCCTATCTGCTGAAAGCGAGCGGAGGGCAGCAGACGCAGCGCACATCCGGCGGGGCAACGAATCCGCCACGCAGCCAGACCGGCAAAACGGAACTGTCCTGGGAAGCGATCGGGGCCATGACGCCCGATGAGTACCAGGCGCGCCGCGCGGAAATCCAGCAGTGGATTGCCACGCATCCGCATAAATACGGCAGGCCCATGCGCTAAGTCGCTGCGCTTCTCAATTCAATCGAAATATTGTCTTTTATATCTCGTCCTGAGCATCTTTGGAGAGGTGTTGAGGAGGGGATGATAGGAGATTAGGGAATGTCCCTGAACAATTTTATACCCGCATTATGGGCAGATACCCTGCTACCCGCTCTGCGTGCCAACCTCGTCTACGGCAACCTCTTCAATGACGACTATGAGGGCGAGATTGAGCGCATGGGTGATACCGTCAAGATCAATGCGATTGGCGATATCACCATTTACAACTACACAAAGGACACCGACCTCAACGCGCCACAGGCCCTCACCGACGCGCAGACCATGCTGACAATCTCGCAGGCCAAATATTACAACTTCGAGATTGACGACGTGGACACCGCGCAGATGCATCCAGAGGTGATGAGTGAGGCCATGAGCTGGGCCGCCTATCAGGTCGCCAACACGATGGACACCTACTACGCGGGCTTCTATACCGACGCTACCAACACGGTCGGTTCCTCTGGTTCCCCGGTGACACCCGTTGTGGCGACATCCAGCAATGTTGGCGGCGGCGCAACCGTCTACGACTACCTGGTGCTGCTCAACCAGAAACTGACCGAGAACAAAGTCCCCAAGCAGGGCCGATGGTGCGTTGTGCCACCCTGGATCACCACTTTGCTCATTCAGGACATTCGCTTCACCAGCTTCAACACGCCTGATGCGCGTCTCACCATCCAGACCAATAAACTCGATGCCTCGGCTGGCGCAATCACTGATGCCTACCTGGGCAAGATTTCCGGCATGGATATCTATGAGAGCGTGAACGCGCCCCACCTGTCCGGTACTATCGGCGCCACCGGCTCTACCGATGTGGTTATGGCCGGGCATATGATGAGCCTCACCAAAGCTGAGGGCCTCAACAAAGTCGAGGCGTACCGCCCGCCCTATCGCTTCGCAGACGCCGTGAAGGGCCTCTGCCTCTACGGCGCGAAAACCATCCGGCCCTATGCCCTGTGCGCGGCCTATCTCACTCATCCATAAGCTGAAAGGAGCAAGACTGTGGCACGCACTACGCTGACGCCCACTGTGCTGGGCGCAAACGGCTCAGTGGTCAATATGGCAAACGATGGCACCAATATGACGGCCATCGACAACACCAACGGCATGAGCATTCCGATCACGACGACGGGCATTCCGGCAGGCCCCAATATCGACCGACTGGTGCTGCTCGTGCTGAATACCAACGCAAGCGGACGGCAAATGACCATTCGCGGCGCAACCTCTGACGGCGGCGCGGCGAAAACAGGCGCCGGTTCTGGTAATGGCCCGGCCTTTACCTATCCCTCGTTTGAGGGCGGCAAGGGCGATATCCAGTTTGGCGCAATGACTGCTACAACGGGTATTGCGGTCTACGGCCCCTTCGAGGTGGCACGCTTCATCCAGCCTGATGGCACCGTTTCACTGGATTTTTCCGGCGCAACCGGCTTCATCAAGGCGTTCCTGCTCGCACGGGCCTTCTAGGGGAGGAAGCGATGAGCGAAGTTGCCCCGATGGTATCAGGCGGGCAGTGGCTGGCCGAGGGTGGCACTGGCACACCGCAATACATCGCCAATCCCGATCACGTCGCGCGTCTTCTTTCCTCTGGCTGGCAGGCGGTGGCCGACCCACGCCTGCCAGTCCCTGAGCCTGAGCCTGAGCCTGAGCCTGAGCAAGACACTGAACCGCCCATTGAAGGGCTATAGAATAGAAAGGCAAGCTATGCAGACAGCAACCTTAGAGCCGATGGCCGAGGGCGGCGTATGGATGCAACCCTACCCTGGCAAGCCCGCCGTCTACGTCACGCACGAGGCACATGTGGCGCGCCTGCTCGCTGAGCGCGTGCCGATTGTGCCGGACCCGCGTGCAGGGGCAAGCGCGCACACCGACCCGGATGTCGCTGCGCAGCAAGCGGCGCAGGCCGCACGGGCGGAACTGGAAGCGTTGCGCCGCGAACGTGAGGAACTTGCGCGCATGCGTGAGGAAATGGAACGCGAGCGCCGCGCCATGCAGGAGAACGCAAAGCCTGCGAAGGCCGGGAAATGAGGAAATAGCCCATGCCGGTACGCAGCACGATGACGGACCTGATCTCGCGAGTGTCTATGATGATTGGCGATCCGACGAACGCGCAATTTACGACGCAGCAGGTGCAGGACTACCTGGACGCCAACCGCGACGATATCCGCTTCGAGCCGCTCAAGATTGCGCCCACCATCGTCAACCTGCCAAGCACCAATAATCAGGCAGGGACAATCTTTGCTGACTACTACTCGAAGTACCAGTGGTGGGAGCAAGACGTGGTGCTGCAAGGCACAAATACCAGTACCGGCGCGGCGTGGGTCGTGCTTTCGCCCGTTTCCAGCGACTACATCACTGGCCACTGGCAATTCGAGTTGACGCCCTTCACCAATGGCACGGTACCAGGCCAATACCCGCCGGTGTTTGCCACTGGCAAGGTCTACGATCTCTACGCGGCGGCTGCTGATCTTTTAGAGTTCTGGGCAGCATCGCTCAAGATGGCCTATGACATCTCAGTGGACGGGCAATCCTTGCGTCGCTCGCAGATGCTCTCACAGACGCTGGACCTGGCGGAGACGTATCGCAGCAGATCTAAGCCGAAGCTGGCGAAACTGGAGAGAAGCGACGAGATGGTGGAGCTGGGCAGCCGTGCGATAAGACTGCTCGATTCAGGTGACGATGTGAAAGGCATGTAGTGTATGGATGATGAGCAGAGCGCCGCGCCCAAGTGGCAACCGATTATCCTCATTCTGGCCTCTGGCAAGCGGCTGGAATGCGGAGAATGCGGGGCGCTTGCCGTCTTTGTGCAGATGAGCGAGGTCGAATCGGAGGGCGAGGACGAGCGCGACATGGACTATGCCGCCTATTGCCAGTCCTGCTTTGAGGCGCTGCAAACGGATGACGAGGAGGCGTAGTGCATCATCACAGCCACCACGCACACCATCATCATCACGCGCGCCATCACCTGCACAAGCACCATCATCACGTACATCACCGGCATAAGCACCATGTGCGCCATCATCACACGCACCATGCGCACCATAGCCATCACAGCCATCACAGCCACTCAAGCGGCTTTACGCACCAGAGTAGCTACCAGCACCCGTAAGGAGGTGTCATGCTCGCAGTTTCGGCCTCTGAACTCGCGGCCATTCAGGCAGAGGCAGCCAGTACGCTGGATAAATCCTGTGACATCTATCCGCATGTGGCAGGCTCTGACAGTTACGGCTCGCCGGTCAATTCGTGGCCGACAAAGAGCGCGACGGTGGCGTGCAGCATGAGCCAGCCAACCGCTGGGCAACTGGCGAATTATGACTATGTGATCGGCGACAAAGCGGCATGGCAGGTGAAGTTTCCGGTCGGGACGGCGCTCAACCATCAAGATCACCTGGTGATCGATGGGGAGACGCTGGAAGTCCATGTGTTGCTGCAACCGCGCTCGTACCAGGC